CGACATTGCCACGCCGCCGCAGCAAAACGGAAAAGCAACGGAAGGCATCCACGACGGCATCGAACTCGGCGACTTTGGCCGCGCACGTTACTACCACGTCAGGCTGGCAAGCACAGAGTTTCAGGCCTACGACGCCCGCGATGTTTCTCACATCTTCCACGCGCAGGGAACCAATCAATCACGCGGAATTTCGCCACTTGCGCCGGGGGTCAATAATCTAGTTGACATTCACGAGTTGAAGCGGCTGGAAACGAAGACCGCTAAAACGCAGCGGCTTGTTTCGCTCATTATCAAGGGAACAAAGGCAGCAAAGGGACGCGGAGCAATGGCGGCACTTGCGGCACCAGTTGAGGGAGTTGACCAAGTTGACACGCAAGCCGTGGAAAACCTTTACCAAGGCGCAGGAGCGGCAATCGCTCGCATGGGTGACGATGGCAAGGTTGAGTTGATTACGGGAAATACGCCAAGCCCGCTAGTCAACGAATACGTAACGGACCTTTTGCTACGTGACGCAGCGGCAGGAACCGGCATTCCAGTTGAGTTTTTCTGGAGCAGAGACAAGCTCGGCGGCGCAAACGCTCGCGGCATTTTCGCACAAGCTGACGCGGCTTTCTCGCTTCTCGCGGACAAAGTAATATACGGATGGTTTGAACGGTTCATCATTCGCTTTATCGAATGGCGAGTTGCCTCGGGCTTACTCTCGGAACCGCCTGTAAATTGGCGCGACTGCATCAGCTACCGCAGGCCGCGACGTGTAACGCTCGACAACGGGCGAGACTCAAAAGCACGGATTGAAGAACTCAATCACGGGCTGGCGACAATGCGCCTAATCTACGACGAGCAAGGCGAAGATTACTTGACGCACATCCGGCAATGGATTCGCGAGTTTCGCGAGTTTGAGGATGAGGCAATCGCGCAAGGATATTCGCCGGAAGAAGCAAAGCGGCTTGCAGAACGCTGGAGACCATTGCCTCCGGGAAGCGTAATGAGCGAGACTAATGCTCAAGTGGAAGAATCTGCTCCAAGCCAGCATGAGGATGACATAGCTAATTCGCTATCGGTAAAGCAGAAGGCTGATGCTTACGGGGTAGCCGTTCGCGCAGGCGCAATAACACCACAACAGGATGACGAAGACGTATTTCGAGATGCACTAAAACTTCCGAAAAAATCAAACCAAGTCGCAAGCGCATGGGAAAAAGACGGCGGTGTTCGTAGGCCAATAACATTACAGCAAGCAGGATCACAGCCGAACACGCAGCCGCAGCCTCAGCCGGACGATAAAGCCGAAGAATAATATGATTCCAATTCCTGAGACAATCTTGACGCAACCGCTGGCCATGCTGCCAACGGCAATTCCGGCATTCATTCAGCGATTCGCAAACCTTCGCGCCCGTTGCGAGGCGATGCCGGAGAATCTGAGCATTGGAGACTTCGTGAACCAGCGGCGTGATTACAGCGTGGCAGATGGCATTGCGACGATTCACGTTAATGACGTTCTCGCGCAGAACACTACCGGAATTGACCGGAAGCTAGGTATGACCGATTACGAACAAGTCACAAGCGAGCTAGACAAGGCGATGAGTGACCCGAACGTCCGCGCCGTTGTGCTAGACATTAACAGCCCCGGTGGGAGTGCAATCGGCGCACCGGAAGCAGCGCAGGCTGTCCGTGATGGACGGCAGACTAAACCCGTTATCGCATACATCGGAGAAATCGGCGCATCGGCAGCGTATTACATGGCGGCAGGCGCATCGGCAATCGTCGCACAAGCCTCTGGAATGGTTGGAAGTATCGGCACACGAATTGAGTTTTTGGACTTTGGGAACGCGCTCGCGGCAATGGGAATCACGCCCCACATTTTTACGCCCGCAGCTAGTGACCTAAAAGCAGCCGGAACGCCTATGCGTGCACCTACCGCGGCGGAAACAAATTGGTTTCAATCTCACATCGAAAGCATCAACGCGAATTTCACCGGATTCGTGAAAGCAAACCGGAAGAAAGTCGGAATGGAATCGATGCGCGGCCAAGTATTCACGGGAGAACAAGCGTTGCAAAACGGGCTTGTGGATTTCACCGGAAACATGACAACGGCCCGCAAGTTAGCAACTCAACTGGCGGACTATTTGACAACGCGCAAAAACAAATGAGCATTGAAGAAATCACGCAGGAACTCGAAACCGCAAACGCATCGCTTTCGACTGTGACCGCTGAACTTGAGGCGGCGAAAGCTATTATTGCCGCGCAGAAAACCGAACTCGAAACAGCGCAGAATGCAGCAAAAGACACGCTTGCAAATCTCGAAACCGCGAACGCCGAAAACACGGAGCTTTCCGCAAAGCTCGAAACGCTCACCGCTGAAAACGACGCACTGACAAAAGAGCGCGACGAAGCTAAGATTGAAGCGGCAAAGGCGCGTGAACAAGGCGCACGCTACGGAGCTAAGGCGCCGGCAGGCGGCACCGCATCAAACGGCCAGAAGGAATTTACAACCTCGGCACAGATTAAAGAGCATTACGCTACGCTCACCGGAGAAGAGCGTTTTGCATTTTTCCAAAAGAACAAGAAGACTTTGCTCTCCTAAACAGGGACGCAGAACCAACAACAACAACACACACAATAAAACATCATGGCTAACACACTCTCAGCCGACCTCGTAGTGGATGTAGTACGCGACCGGGTTCTCACAGTCCTCGGAAGCAAACTTGCATTCTTGTCCGCATACTCAACCGATTTCACCGCCGACACAATCGCGCCGAAGTCCGTTGTCCAAGTCGCCAAAGCAACCGCCGGAGCGACCGCACAAACCGACCCAAGCAACTATGAATCCGGCGACACTACGTTGTCGAATATCGCAGTTACGCCTTCCGAATTGTCCGTCTCGTTTCACCTGACGAGCGCACAACTTCAGCAGGGCTTCCGGCTTCAGAAGCTCATCGACATCAACCTCCGGCAGCTTGCTTACAAAATCGCGGATACAGCCTTGGCACCAGTCACGGGCGCAGCCGCGCTCACTGTAGCGGCAGCCGATTTCGGCACTGACGACCTCGTAACGCTCTACGCCGCCGGGAAGGATTTGGACATGAAGCACCTCGTCCTCGACGGCAGCTATGTCGCACGCATTCTCCCGACAGACCGCAACTCGTTTGCACTTGGCGAGAGCGGCGCATATGGATTCGACCGCATCCTCGAAAACAACCGCTGGACTGGCGCGCAAGCGAACGTCACCGGGTTCCTTTGCGACCCGCAGGCAATCGCTGTCGCAAGCGGACTGCCGACAATGGACGACGGAGTTGCGAACGATATGCAGAGCAACGACATTGTAACGATTGATTCGCTCGGGCTTTCCGTCCGCTTCTCGCGCTGGATTAGCCGCGCAACACGCGCGCCGTGGGCATCGTTCAACGTCATGTTCGGCGCAGCAAGCGGAGATTCCAGCCGACTGAAAATCATCAAGTCAGCCTAACTTAATCCATGAAATTCATCACGCTTGAAATTGACGGAAAAGGCTCGAAACTGGTTCTAGGACCAGACCAGCCCGGCGTTGTCCACCGCAAAGCCGTGATGGACGCACGCGGAAAGGTAAAAGCCGGAAAACGCATTGCTTGCTTTTCTCTGACCCCGGTATGTGCCGCAACCGGCTCGACTGAGGCTGAAAAGCCTAAGTCAGAAAAGGAATAAAACAAAAGGGGAATCATCATGGCCGCACTTGGGAAACTGAGTGCGGCCTTTGTTTTGACTAAAAACAAAAGCAAATGGCGCGATTCGACACATTCATGGCAGCAGGATGGGAGACAAGCAACGACGTTTTCGGAACGGTCAATTTCACCTTTCCGGGCGTTAACGGGAACGTGCCGTGTGATTTCAACTCACTAGGATACACGCAGCAAGTCGAAGTCTATGGAAAGGTTGAATCATTCACAGCAACGATTGAAGTTGCAATCACCGACCTTGCGACGGCTCCTGCACACGGAGCACTAATCACCCGAGTAAGCGACGGAAAGGTTTTCCGTGTCATTGGTCAAACGCAGACCGACGGCGACACGCATCAAATTAACCTTGATTCACGGAACGTATAATGGCTTACCAAACGCTCGGAACAAAACTAGAGATTGCATTCCGCGATTACTTGGAAGGAGTTCGCGCTCCTTTACTCGACGGCGTGGACATTGTGACCTCGGTTCAAACTGAAGTTGTGAACGTGCCGTATTTGGCAATTTTCACGGGCAGTATTTCGCCTTTTTCAGACCCAGATAGGCGAGGACTAATAAGAGGCCCGCAGCGTTGCGTTGTTCGCTTTCGGCTAGCTGAGGAAATGACCGGACAAACAATCGACCAATACGCGGCAGAGTTTGAGAACATCATTAGCCGCCCGCGCAGGATTGGAAAAGTAA